CAGCGATTTCTTGTATAACTATCGAATCGAAACCAAGACGGGCAGCACGCAACCGCTCTATGCACAGTTAGAGCGTGATCGAACGATGGCGTTTGTCTCCTATGCGGCGCAGCGTCCTAACTATGACCAGATGGAAATAGATAAGCTGGCCGCTGTTGCTAACGGCATACAAGATGTGGACACGGTTATACAAGACCAGAGCAATGTGGAAGCAGAACGCGCTGCACAATACGAGAATGACCGGGTGATGCAGGGTGAACCCATTGAAGTGCTGCCGGAGCAAGACCACGAAGCGCACATGGGCGTTCACGCGCAATACCAGCAGCATCAGGTCTATGTGCAGCTGCAAATGCAAGCACAGGCGCGCGATATGGTTGGGCAGCCAGCCAATCCACAAGCCATACAGCAGTTACAGGTACTCGATCAGCAGATGCAGCAGCATATGCAGCAGCATCAACAGGCCGCACAGCAATCACAGCAGGGCGAAACTGGGCCAGTTAGTGCAGGTCGAGCCGCTGCAGCTAGTACAGGCGAAACGGATCTAATGGCGCAGGTGCGATCAAACGCGCAGCGCACATCGGATGTGATAGAGGCACAGGCGCGTAGCTAATGAACCGATTTAGCGGTGACATAACGCCGGCATTTGCATCTGACAATCGTGGGATGCAACCGCTTACAGACGAGCAAGAGCGTTTACAGCGATTGTTGGAAGCGATCATACTGAAAACGCCGGGTGGCGTAGCTAAGTCTATAGGCGAAGGCATACAGACAGGCGTTGATGTGGTCGGGTCGATTGGTCAGCTGGACAAGGCAGAGCAGTTAGGCCGGCAAGCAAGGCGCACATTACCCGACATCGTTTCTGCGGTAACGCAGCAGCCTGGCGCAGTGGCAAGCGCATTGGGTCAGGGATTAGAGCAAGATGTGTTGGATAAGGGGTTAGGCGCATTTGTAGGTGTAGAAGATGCTGTGCCAGTGGTAGGGAAAGCCGGCAAGCTAATGGGCGGCATAGGCGCAGCAGCAATGATGAGCAAGATGCCGAAGATGTCGAAAGCGGCGCAAGATATACTTGATGCGTCGAAACCGGCTAATGATTTTTATGATTCAGTTCTTGCTGAAATGGAAGATGGCCCATTAAAAGATGAATTGTTAGCTGAAGCAACACAGTATAGAACAAGACAAAATGAATTAGCAAAGTTTGTAAACGAAACAACGCCAGCACCTGCACGCGTCAAATTTAATATGGGATCTGATGGGAGTGGGCCGGCTCAGTTACTTTTAACAAAGTCGGCAAAAGAAAAAGGTAAGTGGCAAGGCACAATAGTAGACGAACAAGGGCCATTTACACATATCAGTAGGTCAGAATATGGCGATGTAGTGAAGGAGTTGTCCCGAAGTTTTCCACAGATCATAGACAATCTGAAAAACGCAGAAATAATTGATTTGGATGCGTTGAAACCAGTAAACAAGGCCAATACTCAAACACTTGTTCCGAAACCTGCAATAACGGACAGAGGGCGGCGCAATGTAGAGTTAGCACAAGAACAAATTGCTGCCGGCGAGACACCAGGCGCATCAGTTAAAGCAAAAATAGCTGAATCTAATGCAGAGATAGAAAAGATTAGAAAAGAAATACAAGAAATAATACCAGAAGAAGAAGAGCAATACAGATTTAACATTATTTTAAATCAATTTAAAAACGGCGAAACAACAGAGTATGAACTTTTAAGGCAACTATCAGAAGAGTTTATTGCTGCTGATGATGTCGAGTTGTCAGGTCAAGGGCCAGCCAAAAAACTGTATGATTTAGCACTACAAGAAAATGTTTTAGAAACACGATCCATAAACAGTGATTTTATTGATCAATTAGATGATGCAGAAAAAGCGCGTCTTGATCGAGCGGTGAAACAGGGATTTGACATAGATGCGTTTCATGGAACAAAAGGTGAAATAAAATATTTTGATCCAGGTAAATTGGGAAAAGGAACAAAAGCACCAAGCGCAAAACAAGGGTTTTTCTTTAGTGCTGATCCAGCTACTGCTGAAGTTTATACTGAAACAGGTAAACTAAGTGAGATACAACCAGAGAGATACGAGCAGTTAAAGCGGTCTTTTAAAAATCCATACATGGAAGAACGCATAAAAGACACAAATGAACGATACAACCAACTTTTACAAGATGGCGACATGAAAGAAGCAATGTTTTTGTATGATGAACTTCAAGATTTGCAATTTGAATACGATTTCGACAGGCATCATGAACTAAATATGTCAGGTCAGTTAGGGCAGAATATTATGCCTGTTAAATTAAAGCTGGAAAATCCATTAGAACACGATTTTGAAGGTTCGTCGTATCGGGAAGTCACATATGATAACTTGCTTAAAAAGGCGCGTGATGCCGGCCACGACGGTGCGATATTTCGCAATACAACAGATGGTGCGGGTATCACAGATATATATGTGGTATTTGAACCAGACCAAATACGCAGCAGGTTTGCAACGTTTGATCCAGTAGATAAGAAAGCGCGCAATCTTATCGCGTCTGCACCGCCAGTTTTATTTCCATTAGGCGTAAGTTCCGCTGCAGCCGCATACACAGCTAACGAAGAATAGAAATGCCAACACATAACTACATATGCGGATTAGGCCATGCTGAGATGGATGTGTATTACACAGGCCAGCCTATGAAGAAGCGCGAATGTCCAGAGTGCGGCGAGAAATCGACCATTAACTTCGGCTCGATGGGCGCATTTAATAGGCTGATGTCTACGCAGGGCCATAACCAAGCAATGCCTGACCCACAGACGGGTATGTATTACGAAAACGCCACAGACAAGCGCACTAAGTTGAAGGCGTTAGGGTTAGAAGAGGGCGATCAAAAGACGCGCAGTCAAATCGAGGCTGAGACATTTGATGCACAGAAAGCGCAGATGGAAAGGCGCGCCGGCGCACAGACGTTGGCAGCCGACAGTGTTGAAGAGATCATGGAACAGATTGATTGGGACAAGGTAGATAAGGGCGCAACAGGCGATCTAAACAGAAGCGTAGACAGTCCAGGGTTGTTTACGGACAACAACGACTAAGTAGTATTTACAATGTGACCACGCGGTCACACACAACATAACGCGCTGGCCGTGCCGGGTCAGTGGGGGTTACGGCACTAATCCCTGCACCGGCATAGTTGGCGCGTTTTTTCATGTAGAGGTGAGTATGACGGAAGTGGCAATAGACCCAGCCGTTTCGGAAGGGCAGACGACTGAGGGAACCGGTGAAGGATCTGTAGAACCCATTAATGAAATGGGCCTGGGGATGCTGGATCTGGATCAACCCCGAAGCGACCCCGAAGAACAGAGTGCAGGGCAGACTAATGCTGAAGAAGTCGAAGTAGAAGAAAGCGCATCATCGCGCAATTCAACAAATGACGACCTATCTCCGTTGGAGCGTGATCGTCGGGAGGCAGACAGATATTTCACACAGTTGAAGCAGCAGCACGATCAGTATGTTGCACAAGAAACGGCCAAGCTTAAACAGCTACAAGAGCAACAAGCGCAACCGCAAACGGTGCAGCAGCAGACCATGCAAGATGCTGAATCACTACGGCGTGCAGCCATGCAAGCAACAGATGCAGAGCAGCAGCGTTCATTAATGGAACAGGCAGCTGGCATCGACTATGTGCATAACTTGATCGGCCAAGAGATACAACAGGCACTACAGAAAAATGGGTTAGACCAAGTAGGCCAGTTGCGTCAGGTGGTCGAACAGCTGCAGGGCCAGAACCAAGCACAGATGCAGCAGCGAATGCAAAAGCAAATAGCTAAAGTGGTAGAGGTGTTTGGGGAAGATATCGGTAAAGATGTTTCGACATTGCGGTTTATTGAGCGAAACCGGGACGCGTTGAACGAGGTGAATCCGAAAACGGGCGAAAACTGGACATTGGCCGAGTTAGTTGGTCAGTGGACAGGGCGCACTGCGGAAGAAGCGAGGGAAGCGCGAGAAACGCAGCGCACACAACGGCGTAATGCCAAGTCTGGTGCGGCAACGCGTGGACAGTCAACGGGCGCGCGTAACACGCAATCGAGTGGTGTTATATCAAAGTCTACCGCCTTAGACGAAATACGCCAGACGTATGAATAGGCATATAACGAGGTAAAACAATGGCACAGACCACAAGTGAAGTATGGGATAGTCGCTGGTCGTCGACTCGTCGCACGATTGAGCCGGCGCAGATCGACAATATTTTTGAGCCGTATAATGTCATCGACGCACTAAGAAAGCGCGGTGGCGGCTCTTTGATGGTGGATGGCGGTGGGAAGGAAATTCAGGTCATTCTTGAATCGAGTGCTGGCACGGCTGAAGCGTTCGATAAGTATGATCCGCTTTCCAAGTCTCCGCGCGATCCGTTTGAGAGTGCGTTTTACAAGCGGCGTTACTACGCTGTTCCCATCGTGTTGAGCGATACGGAAAACTGGGAAAACAGCGGTGCAGAAGAGGTGTTTGAGTTGTTGAGTGCGTTGGGTGACAACGCCATGAACAGCTTGCTCAAAACCATCAACGAAGACGCGTGTGGCGCGCAGTCTGGCAAGTCGATGCTCGGTTTGCAGGACTTGATTGCAGATGCCGGCACGGGTACGATCGGCGGTATTGATTCTTCTACCAGCACGTTCTGGCAGAACCAGAAAGATACCACTGCTACCACGTTCTTGTCGCAGACGACTACCAACATCTTTGACGGTATTACGCGTTTTAATGCCGTGATGGATTCGATTCGCAAGCAGGGCGGCAAGACGGACGCAATCTTTACGACCTACTCGATTGCCGGCGCGTATCGCGTTGCACTAACCTCGCAGGGATACGTTGAGTTGAACGGCACGCAGCTTAATGGCTTGAACGGTCAAGAGTTTCCGGCCTACATGGGTGCTGCAATCGTAGCTGACAACGACATTGCCGCTAATCACGCTTACTTCGTGGACAAGCGTTCGCACCAGCTGCGTGTGATGCGCCAGGCGAACTTCAAGAAAACGCCGTTTGTATCGTTGCAGAGCAGTGGGCAGTTGGGTCAGTTGGCCTATATGGTTGCCGGCGTGCAGCAGATTACGAACAACCGCCGTCGCTTGGGCGTTGCCACGAATATCACCGGCATTTAAGAAAGGAAAGGTGACTATATAATGGCTACTTGGAAGATGGTAGGAGGGGCGACGTTCAATCAGGACATTGATGAAACGTCAACCTATCAGGAAGCACCGTTAGGGACGCGTGTACAGGCGCGCGACATTGACAATCCCGGATATGGAACGAGCGAATTTGTTTACGCTGTAGGCGTAGCAAGCACCGCTGCCGGCGATTTGGTGTTGATTGATACGAATGGATTTACCACTACGCGCGCGTCTGCCAATGGTGTGGGCAAGTGTGGTGTAGCGATGTCGGCTAACGTTGCAAGCCAGTATGGTTGGTATTGCGTTGACGGCACGGTTGAAATCACCAGCGGTGATGTGGCCGATGGCGCGCAGCTGTATCTGACCTCAACGGCGGGATCGGTTGACGATGCGGTTGTAGCTGGCGATGTCATTTATGGTGCATACGCTGTTGCTGATGATTCGGGCGGCAAGACGCTTTCAAGCATCTCGCACCCCTTTGTCAACAACGTAAGTAACTAAGCAGTGAAAACGGGCCGGTAGGGGAGCAATTCCTTACCGGCTCACACATAACGAAAGCAAAACATGGCTAAACGTAAGAGCAGTACAGTAGATGCGGCATACGATCACATGGGTCAACCTATGGGTGCAGCTAAAGGCGAACCAAACCCAAGTGCAGTGGAAAAGGTCGAAGAGGCGAACGATTTAGAGCCGCTGGTTGATGTAGCACAAGAAAAGCCGGCAAAGGCTAAGATCAAAAAGCCTAAAAGCATCGTTGAGCAGATACTGGCAGAGGCGCAAGAAAACCCTGCGGTAGTAGAAGGGTTGGCAGATCTATTGGCCGGCAATGAACGCACGCGCTCGATGTTTGGTTTACAGGCTGGCACAGGGCCGGCATTAGGCGATTACAGCAGGGACTACACGAGTGAACCAGCGTTGCGTGTGTTTGGTGGTGTAGAGGTAGCACACCCCAAAGGGTTTACCCCATTGCCCCCCGGTTGGTTGCCAATGTATAAGGGGCAGGGCGGCGATGATACGAATGACCCTGCATTAGCTGTGAAAGACGGCAAGGGGCAGCCAGTTAAGACGGAGCGATACAAAGAGTGGATTGACCATCATAAGAATGGCACGAAGATGGACAGCAATGTGCGGTTTGATATTGCTGCTGAAGAAACCATGCAGCACGACCAGGGTGTAGAGTTGGCTTAATGCAGATACCCCGGCAATCGCCAAACATTGCAGGGCAGGTTAAGCAAGCAACTACGTTTGGCACGGTTGCACAGTTTGATGTAGTAGAGATAGGGCAAGTGCTACAAGCACCGACATTAACCACAACCGAACGCAATGCGCTTACGGCATCGAATGGCTGGATTATATACAACACAACAGACGATCAGCTACAGGTGTATAAGGGCGGCGCGTGGGTAAACATAACCACATCGTAGACTATGAATGACATTAGACGAAGGTATCAGCCTGGTATTAGATCGCGTAGGGTTGGATAGTGGCAACACATCGTTTAAGAATCGCGCGCGCAAATATCTAAATCTGACAGCTGTTGAAATATCAAACCTGCTCAAGTGGTGGTGGTTAGACCGTACGACCACGTTCAAGACTACGTTGACGTTTGTTGTTTCGTCTGCCAGTGGCACGTTTACCGTGGGCGAAACGGTCACAGGTGGGACAAGTGGTAAGACGGCCATTGTGGATTCGCATGACACTACCAACAATCGGCTGTATGTCTATAGCGAGTCCGGCACATTCACGGCAACTGAAACGCTTACCGGCGGCACAAGCGGTGTAACGGCCACGTTTGATTCGTCTTCTATAACGCGCGTTTACACACCTGTAGACGGGGCGGTCACTGCATGGTGGTCGTTTGTCAACGAAACAGACGAATGGCCGTTAGAGATCGTCGGGCCGGATGAATACGATATGTCGGACGAAGACCGAAGTCTTACCGGCAACGTATATAAAGTATTTATAGGCGGCGTTGATACGACTACGGGGTATCCCACGATTGAACTGTATTACACGCCATCGGATACGAACGTCACGATCCGGGTCAGATACCAGATTGCCATAGCTGAATGGAGCGCATCAGACGACAACAAAACATTCCTCACGCTGGGTTTCCCACAAATAGCTGAGTCTGCGCTTGTTTACGGTGCATCGAAGCTGTATTACGAAGAGAAGGGGGATGAGTCAGGCGCGCAGCGCGAAGCTGCAGAGATGGCGCGCGTAGTGCGGCTGATGATGAAGGCGAACCTGGCGCAACAGGGCAATCGTCGGTATCCGGCATCTGATCAGCCATACGCATTTATTGTACGCACCGATAACTCGTTGGTAGTAGAGGCCGGCTAATGCCCATAGCTGCAGAGACTATTAAATACGGGCCGTGGACGCAGGGCGTGCGGTATGATTTGGCTGCTGAAGATATAGGGCCGAACGGGTTGCGCGATATGCTCAACACGCGTCTGACACAAGCGGCATCGGTTGAAAAGGTGTTGGGTGTCAAAAGCTATGAGAATGCCAGTGCAATAGCCGGCACACCCACACTTACAGCCTGTGGGCAGTTTCGTGCGCCATCGAGCGGCACAGAGTATGTGTTTATTGTCGCTGGTGACAAGATGTATTACTACAACAGCGGTTGGACAGATATAACCGGGTCTGTCACGATTACAGCTGGGGATGATAACACGTTTCAATGGGTGCGCGCGTTTGACACGCTTATTCTGACCAATGGCGTGAATCCTCCAATCAAATGGACAGGGACGGGCAACGCGGATGTGTTGGATGTGGACAGTCGGTTTACTACAGCCGAACACGTTGCATTTTTTGATAACCGTGTGTTTTGTGCTAACACAAATGCAGACAAAGATAGGGTCTGGTATTCAGATGCCGGCGATCCAGAAACATGGGGCGCATCGTCTTTTTATAACTTGGGTTCGCCAGTAACGGGTTTACAGCCATTACAAAACGCGTTAGCAATCCATACAGAAGATTTCATATCTATTCTACTGCCTACCGGCAACGCGACCATTCCATACCAACTACAGCAACGCACTACAACAGATCCACGCAACCCACAACAAGGTGGCACACTATCGGGCCGTGCTGTTGTAACGATTCCCGGCAACGCGCAGGTGTTCGTACTAGAAGATGGCGTGTATATGTGGGCCGGCGGCGAAACGGTTGAAAAGGTGTCCTATGCGCTGGATGAGGGATACTGGCCGAATCTGTCAAAGAATCGGTTACACCAATCGTTTGCTGTGTATTACGCAGACGAAAATGAGGTGTGGTTTTGGCTGCCGAACGACAATACAAACTGCAATGAAATAATGGTGATGTCACTGCGGCATAGGTACGTGGATGACGTTTCCGGGCAGACGCGCTTTGCGTGGTATGGGCCGTTGAATGGTGCAGGGACAACCTTTGAACGTAACTGTGCCGGCATCATAGACGACAAGCCGCACGCAGGGAACTTTAACGGCAAGCTGTTAGATCATGCACCGGCAGCCTATTACAGCCATGAGGGTGCAGCATACGACACGCATTTTGAAACATCTGCACCAGCACCGTTAGGCGGTGACGTTGATCTGAGGTGGTTGTATGCACGGACATACTTTGATGCGTTGGGTGCATATACGCTCGGTGTGCAGCAAGAATCACAAGGGGTGGGTGGAAACACGACTACGTTGACGACTACGGGCGGCGGCGGTGTGGTGGATTCGTTTACTCTGGGCGTAGATGCTGTAGGAACCAAGCGCATGGTGTCAAAGGATATTGATCTGAAGGGATACGATCCACACAGCAGTTTGAAGTTTACCAACAACACGAAAGATGAACCCTATAGAATACGCCGTACACATCTACAGTTTAAGGTCATTGGGCGGCATAGGAAACCAAGAGCAGGGGTTAGCTAATGAATATGTACGGGCCGGCAAACATGAACCCATTCAACTACACCAAGCCTAAGCAACAAATGTCTGCAGCGGATTATTTCAGCATGACAGGTAGTGGTAGCGGCCAAAATAGCATGGCTGCTATGTATAGCGCGTTGGGGTTGAATACAGGGCCTATTGGCGCAGCGAACACAGCAGCAACGCTTCGAAATAGTACACAGCAAAGTGGAACGAATCCGTTTGCCGGCAGAAGCATGGCTGATGCAATGGGGGGCATAACACCGGGTGTGCCACAAGGTGCTGCTAATACCAATTTTGTTATGGGTGGTAATGCCGGTCAGGTCATGAATAGGCCAACGAGCAGTGCATCTGCAACGGGTTCGATGGGTGGCAATGAGGCATATCGGACGCAGTTTAGCCAATCGCCTGTTCAGACAACGGTGGCTGATCCGAACCAGCAATACCGGGACAATTTTAGTAGTGGTGCAGTCCAGACGGTAGCAACAGCACCAAGCTATGCAGATATGGGGTTTACGCCAGGAGAAATATTAGGCACAGCTAATACTGCGTTTGTGATGCAGGGCCAAGCAGATACGCCATTAAACGCACCGGCAGATCTAAGTGGGTTTAGTGGTAGCACAGGCATAGGCGGCGGCGGTGGTGCGATGGGTGGCCGTGAATCGTACGCAGACGCGATGGCGCGTCTTGGCCTTACACCTGGCACTGCAATAGGTGAGGAAAATATAACAGCATCGAACCTTAATAACGTGCAGGGCGAAACGATGTCTGATGCGATGGCGCGTCTTGGCATTACGCCCGGCACTGCCGTAGGAGATTACAACCAATCACGCGCAGACCTAACCCGTATTGATCCAGTTGATATGACTGGTGCGACTGCAATAGATACGGGAACGGGAGTAGCAACGCCGTATAGCGCATTGGGGTTTGATGACGCATTGAAGGTGGGAACGGGAACAGGGATCGGCACAACGCGCAACGATTACGGTGCGATGGCAGCTGACCAAGCACTGTTGAACCAAGTGCGTGCCGGCAAGCTGGTAAACACAGACTCAGCTTTAACAGATGCAGCGCAGCAGAACGTATTAGACCGGCTGCAGGGCGATCCGTTGGGGTCTGGTGCTGACTTAAACGCGGCAATGGTGGCGGCACGAAACAGGCTGAACAATACGGGCGTATCGCTCGATACCAACCTTACCCAACAGGCTGAACAAGCCATACTTGATCGCTTGAGTGGTGGCAGCAACCCACTTATAGAGCAACAGCGTGCAGACTTTCTACAGCGCAGCGAAGACCAGCAACGACAATTACGCGAAAACTTAAACCGCTTGGGTGTGCTGCGAAGTGGCGATACGGCAGAGGCGTTTGGTGATTTTATCGGGTCGCGTGAACGCACATTAAACGACATAAACGCATTAGGGTATGACCTACAAACACAAGCGATCAATGACGCGCTGAACTTTGAGGGTAGGCGCGACAATCTGCGATTAGCCAATGAGGATTTGGCAAGGGCAGCTATTGGCGATGTGGCCGGCCTATCAGCGCAGATGGACAACAGGCAAGCATTAGGGGCAGGTCTTGCCGGCGATGCAATATCTCAAGCATTAGGGTTGCAGACGCGCGTAGATCAGCTTGGGTTGGCAGATCAAGAGATGCAGCGACAGGCGCGCGCAGATGTGTTTGGCCGCCAGGGTCAGCTTGCTCAGTTAGAGACTGAACGCTTGGGTCGTCAGCTGGCAATGGACGATGCCAGTAGGCAAGAGCGTGGATTACAATCCGACTTAGTTACGGCTGAACTGCAGCGCAGGTTGGCACTAAGTGGCGATCAACGTGCTGGCCAGGCATTGGGCAGTGACCTTTCGACAGCAGCACAGCAGCGTCAACTGGCAGCA